CACTTTTAATAAGACCTAAATTAAAAGTTCTAATAGTAAAACTTAAATAAAACCTAAATAAAAGTCTAATAAAGATCTTATAAAATAAAAAAATATTTTTAATAGATGAATTTAAGTACATAAGAAAATAATTGTAAAAAATAAAAAATTTTTATTTTTCTAGAAAATTTATCGATTTTATGTTATATGATATCAAGGATTTTTTATATCCATTTGAAAGTTATTAAGGCAATGACTAAGATAGAGGTCATGTGCCTTTTTTAATGCTCATTTTTAATCAAAGGAAGGTGGTGAAATGCCAAATGAAGTAAAAAAATATGAGTTGGCGGAAAAAGATTATAAGAAAGGCATGAAATATGCAGAAATAGCCACTAAATACGAGGTTAGTTTATCTACTGTAAAGTCATGGAAAAAACGATACTGGTCTGATAATGCAACCATGGTAAAAGCAACTACAAAAAAGTTGCAAAAAAATAAAAAGGTTGCAACTTCTAAAACAATAGATATTTCTCCTAATTTAACAGAAGCTGAACAAGTGTTTTGTGCTTATTATGTGGAAAAGTGGAATGGCACTCAAGCTATATTAAAATCAGGCTTAGCCACTAATAAAAAGAGTGCAGCTAAGAAAGCAAATATACTGCTAAAACGTGATGATATTCGTGCTGAAATAAAACATCTTAAAAATGTAATTTGCGAGGGAATAAAAGTAGACATAAATGATTTGCTAAAATATTGTCTGAAAATTATCGGTGCAGATATCGGCGATTATGTAAAATGGGGACAGCGTGAAGAACAAGTAATAGGACAATTTGGGCCTGTGAAAGTAGATGGAAAACCATTAAAGAAGTTGATAAATTATGTTGATTTGATTGATAGTGATTTAGTAGATACATCAGTAATAAATGAAGTGAAAATGGGTAAAGATGGGCCTTCAATAAAAATGATGGATAAAAAATGGGCATGGGAAATCGTGATGAGGTATTTTGATTTGGTACCTAATTTATATCAGCGTGAAATGGATAAACAACGTCTGGTAATTGAACAAGAAAAATTAAATATAACTAAGATAAAATCTACTCCACCGCAACCGCCAGCAGAACCGCTGATTTTACAACCATTTTATGGCAAACCACCTGATGAAGAAGGTAGTGAGGTGCAAGAAGATGGCGGAAACTAGAGTTTATTTCAATCCAATATTTAAACAAGCAAATGAAACAAGATGTCGATATCGTTGTATGAGAGGTAGTGCTGGTAGTGGTAAAAGTGTAAATATAGCACAAGACTATATCTTAAAATTAATGAACCCTAAATATAAAGGTGCTAACTTATTAGTTATTCGTAAAATAGGGGATTGGAACCGTCAAAGTACATATAGCGAATTAGTATCTGCGATTAATCGTATATGTGGTAGTATGGCGGATTTTTATTGGGATATAGGTAAATCACCATTAGCACTGCGATGTAAAACAACAGGAAATGAAGTATTATTCCGTGGTATGAAAGATGATAAACAACGTGAAGGTGTTAAGTCTGTTACTTTTACACGTGGTAAATTAACTTGGATTTGGGCTGAAGAAGCAACAGAATTAGAAGAAAATGATATAGATATACTAGATGACCGCTTGCGTGGAAAACTGATTAATGAAAATCTATATTATCAAATAACATTATCTTTTAATCCTGTATCTGCAACTCATTGGATAAAAGCAAAATATTTTGATACACCACGAGCATCGATATTTACACATAAATCTACTTATCAAGATAACTTATTTATTGATCCAGCGTATAGCGAACGTATGATGATGAGAAAAGAGCAAGATCCTGAAGGGTATCGTGTATATGGTCTTGGCGAATGGGGCTTACTTGGCGGACAGTTTTTTTCTAATTTCTCGGAAAAACGACATATCGTAAAACCTTTTAAAATACCAGATAATTGGGTGAGATTTAGAAGTATGGACTGGGGAAGTGCAAAGCCTTATGCTGTAGGTTGGTATGCAGTAGATTATGATGGTAATCTTTGGAAATATCGTGAATTATATGGCTATGGTGGTAAAGCAAATGTAGGGACAAAAGAAACAGCTGCACAAGTGGCTCAAAAAATAGTCGATAGAGAATGTGATGAAAAAATAGCTTATGGAGTATTAGATAGTGCATGTTGGGCCAATATAAATACAGGTGTTCCTACTGTAGCTGAAGAAATAAATAAAGTATTAATAAAAAATGGTCATACTACATTTAGAGAATGTGGTAAAGGAAGAATGGCTATGGCGGAAGAAATAAAACTAAGATTAGAAGGATATAAGCGTAAAGACGGGGTACAAATACCAGCTTTACGCTTTTTTAGTACATGTTTTCATAATTTGAGAACATTCCCTTTAGTTACTCATGATAAACGTCAGCCTGAAAAAATCGATACGAATGGTGAAGACCATTGTGTTGATGAAACAGGATATGCCTGTTTATCTAGACCATATAAGCCAACAAGACCTGAAAAAGATGGTTGGAAGTTTAAGAAAAATGATTATGAAAATATAAGCCATGAACCTAGTGCATGGGCTTATTAAAAGGAGAATGTATGGTTTATTTTACAAAAATAAGTTCACCTGCAAATGAAAATATCATTGGTCTTTTAGTTCGTGGACATGCAAATTATGCCAAAAAAGACAAAGAGGATATTGTTTGCAGTGCTGTTTCTGCTATCGCACAAACAGCATTATATGGTTGCAATGAATATAGTAAATGTAATGTAAATAAAATACAAAAAGGATATGTATCTTTTACTTGTGATAAAACAATACAGACAGAAGCAATAATAAAATCTGCTATATTGGGCTTAAAAGCAATAAAAGAAACATATCCAAAATGTTTTAAAGAGGAATAATAAATGTTTGATGAAGTAAATAATGATGTAAGAGCTGCACCAGAAGAAAATAAAATTGGGCTAGGAAAGATAAGAGAATGGTTTCAAGATGCTGTAGATAAATCAAGAGATTGGCGGAAAGAAGCTAAAGAAGATTATAGATTTGTATCTGGTAAGCAATGGAAAAATGCAGATAAAGAACAGCTTGAAAAAATTTGGTAGACCTGCAATTACTATTAATAAAATAAAACCACTTATGAATGTATTATCAGGATATCAAAGGCTTAATCGTTATGATATTTCCTTTTTGCCTAGGACAAATGATGATATGGAGCTTTGTAAAGTCCGTGAAGGTGTTACAAAATATATCTTTGATGATTGTGGTTATGAATATCAAGAGTCTCAAGTTTTTATGGATGGTGCTATTGGCGGTATTGGTTGGTTTTGGGTTTATTACAAATTTGATGAAGAAATGGGCGATGGAGAAATAAAAATTGCTCGTGAAAATCCTTTCAATATGTATATAGATCCAGAAGCAAAAGAAATAGATTATTCTGATGCCAATTATATTATTCGTGCTAAATGGGTAAATAAAGCTGACTTAATAAATGTATATCCAGAAAAAGCAGAAGAAATAAAAAATCAACAGCAAGAATATGACTCTATGGAACCAGTAGATGAACAATATGACCATCTATATTACAAAAGAGATTTGCAAAAATTACGTTTAGTTGAATGCTGGTATAAGGTAAAAGTTAAAGAAAAAATTTATATAATGCCTGGTGGAAAAATAATTAATGAACAAGATATGCAAAATATATCTGAAGAACAATTAATGCAAATGTATTTGTCAGGGCAAATACCGATAGAACAAACAATTACTGTAGACAAGGTAAGGGTTTGTTCTTTTTTTGGCGGTGTTTTGCTAGAAGATATCGAAAGTCCTTATGAACATGGACAAATACCATTTATTCCCTTTGTAGTATTTAAATTTTTTGATGAAGATGAGCCTGCTGGTATTGTCAGAGACTTAAAAGATCCACAGCGAGAAGTTAATAAACGTAGAAGTCAATCACTTCACATATTAAATACTTCTTCATATAATAACTGGATTCGTGAAGCAGATGCACAATCTGATGAACAAAAAGCCAATATGAAAAAATTGGCTAGTCTTCCAGGTGGTGTAATAGAAGTTCAGCCAGGGACATTATCTCGTGGAGCTATGCAAAGATTAGAAGCACCACAGCCACCATTATCATTATTTCAAGCAGGACAAGAAGCTGCTGCTGATTTGCCTTCTATTTCTGGTATAAACGAAGCTTTAATGGGTGTAGATATGCCTGCTAATGCAAGTGGTAGAGCAATAGAATTAAAGCAAAAGCAAGCTATAACGCATATTGCGACAACTTTTGATAATCTTCGTAAATGTAAAAAACGTTTAGCATCGTTGTTATGGGGAAAACATGGTCGTAAAGGTTTAGTACAACAATTTTATACAGAAAAAAAGGTTTTTCGTATTGAAGGTGTTGGTGGAAAACCAGATTTTATCACAATAAATCAACAAGTTACACAAATAGGGCCTTTTGGGCAAGCTGTAACAACGACTTTAAATGATATAACTCAAGGTGATTTTGATATCATTGTGGCGGATACACAGGCTAGTGCTTCACAAAGACAAGCACAGATGTATTCACTTATTGACGCTGTTAAAACATTGGGTGTTCCAGGTGATGCTGTATTTGATTTAATCTTAGATTTATCAGATATCCCTAATAAAGAAGATATAAAACAGAGATTACAACAAAGACAGCAAGCACAACAAAAGGCACAAGAAGCTCAAGCTGCTGCTGAACAAGCAAAACAAATCCGTATGAGTAATTCTATTGCTTTTAAAGACGCACCACCTGCTATTCAGCTCGCTATGGCGGCAAAAGCAGGACTTATTGACCAAAAAATTGCTGATGAAGCTATTAAGCAGTTTGTTGCTTATAATTATCCACAATTATTACAACAGCAAGCAAATAAACAACAAGTGAATAATCAGCAAATTACAAATCAAATAATGCAAGCTATAAATCAAGGTATACCGACTAATCAGATTTTATCGCAATTAATTAATTTAGGTATACCAGCACAGACAGCTCAAATATTATTACAGCAAGTAAAAAATCAGGCAGAAATTAATAGTCAACCAATAAATCAAAATCAAGCACCACAACAAAATAATAGCAATATGACTTTAGCAGCTTTAAATTCGTTGAGGTCAGGAAATATTCCAGCTATGTAAAAGGAGAAAATATTGATGAAATATCGTAGAAGAGTAAATGAAGTAGAAGCTATAAAATTAAGTTTTAACAATGTAGAAGATTTAAAAAATATTCAAGATGTATTAGGCGAACCATTTTTAAATGTAGATTTTTCTGATGTTAAAAATCCAAGACTTTTGGTCGAAGATATTTATAAAAATAGAAAATTTACAGCTAGATTTAATAAAGATTATCTTGTAAAAAGTATTGATGGAAAAGTATATCCTGTACCAAATGAAGTATTTGAAAAAGTCTTTGAGCCTATTTATCAGATTGATTATCAAAATGATGAAGACAAGGAGTAATTTGTAATGGCGGTAAGAAAAATAACAAAAGCAATTAGTAAAGAAGTGGAAGATAAAAAGTGGAAGATAAAAATACTCAAGAACAACAATCTATCAGTCAAGCAAAAGAGCAAGCAGATGAAAAAAACGAACCAGTGAATAAAATAGAAGAACTGCAAAAATCAGTAGAAGATTTATGCGGTAAAATTTTAGATTTTAGTATTGAACGTATGGATAAATTCAAGAATAATCCAGGTTATCAATTAACCGAAGATGAAAGAGAAACTATAAATACTTTTATGAATGTAGCCGAACGTATGGATAATCTATTAAATAAGAAGACTGGTCTGAACTTTGCAGATAAATTACTTAATAAAATTTGAGTTAGGAGATATATTATGGACGTATTAAGAATTTTTAATTTGCAATTATTTGCTGAAGATGATTTTGAAGATAATCAAATTGATTCTGATGTTGTAGCTGATGAAACAGTAGATGATGTAGATAATAATGAGAATGATGAAATAAGTATTCCTGAAGAGTTTGAAGGATTAGATCCAGAGATTGCTAGAGAATTTACTAATAAATTTAGAGAGCAACAAAAAGCTGAAGATGAAAAACTTGAAAGTAAAAAAGATGAGCAAGAAGAACAGCAATCTAAACAAGATGATGAAGAAAAAATAGAAGATAAACCTACCGAAGGCATTGAAGAGCAGCTTGCTAAATTACGCAAAGAAAATGAGCAATTAAGAAAACAACAAGAGCAAATTCCTAAACAACAGGAATTTAGACCTGCACCTTTTAAACCTATTAAATTAGAGCAAGTTCCAATTGAATTTGCACGTACTGTAATAAGTGAAGCGAAAAAAATAGCTTTAAAATCAGTTAATTTAACAGAAGAACAATTAAATGATTTAGAGTTTGAAGATAATGGTGCTCAAAAGAAAGCAGATTATGAAGCAGCTTTTGAAATTGCTAAAGATAATATTATGAGCAATGTTAATAGTGAATTAGCATTGAGAAATCAAAGAAAAGAAGCATTTATGCAGGCCCATAGAGAAAATATGGCGGCATTTAAAGCATTTGAAAATGAACAAAAGAAAGATACACATTTTAAAGAGATACAAGATTTTGCTATAAATGGATATTTTGAAAAGCAATCTGTGGTTAATCAAAATATAATTCGTGATGCTTATGCAAGATTAGAACGAGGAGTAGCTTCACCATCAGACCGATATACTATTGAAGCTTATTTTGAAAATGCTAAACGTGAATATTATAAAGATATAAATGCAAAACAGAAAGAAAAACAAGATAAAGTCGTAAATAAATATAAACAAGCTAAAAAAATGCCACGAGCAGATAAACTATCAGGTGGCGGAGATACTTCAGGCAAAAGTGATGTAGATATTGCTATTGAAATGATGAACAACCGACCATGGGAAAAAATACCAGAAAAGTATCAAAAAATTTTATTAGGTGAATAAATAAAGAAAGAAGGTATTATATATGTGTTTAAGTAATTTTAAATTTAATGAAGACGAATTGAAAAGAGCATTTCCAAAATACTTTAAAAATATGGGTTTTCCAAAATACTTTAAAAATATGGGTTTTGAAGGACGAGGAATGCAGATATCTTTACCAGCAAATATGGATTTAAGACTATTTGCAGAAACAACTGTTCCTGAAGAACTTGTAAAAAAAGCATGGGCAAAACAAACATGGACTACAGCTATGAAGGATTTATTCTTTGGTAAATTCATGGGTGAAGGTGTTAATAATATTATTCAAGTTCTGAATGATTTAGAGAAAGAATCTGGAGATAGAATAACACAATCATTGGTACTTAAATTGAAAGGTGATGGTGTTACAGGAGATGATATCTTAGAAGGCAATGAAGAAAAAATGGAATACAGAAGCTTTGACTTCACTATTAATCAGCTCAGAAATGCTGTACGCCTAAAAGGTAAATTTGAAGAAAAGAAAAGTAAAGAAAATATGCGTAAAAATGCAAAAGATGGATTATCTATTTGGCTTAGAGAAAGAATTGATGATGATTTATTTAAAGTACTGACAGCTAATCCAACAGCAGATAAAGTTATTTATGGCGGTACTGGTATTTTATCTGAAGCTAATATTACAAGTACTGCTAAAATGAATACTACTGTTTTAGGTAAAGCAAAACGTTTGGCACAGATGTCTAATCCTAAAATCAGACCTGTTCGTGTTAATGGTGGAGAATATTATGTAATGGTATTGCATCCTTATCAAATTCGCGATTTAAAAGAAGATGAAAAATGGATTAATGCACAGCAATATGCTAATATTCGTGGCATGAAAAATCCTATTTTTACAGGTGCTACTGGTTTATATAATGGCGTAGTCGTACATGAAAATGAAAATGTTCCAATTGGTCAAACTGGTGATACTTCTACATGGGTAGGACATGGTTTATTATTGGGTGCTCAAGCAGGTGTAATGGCAAATGGTATTGATTTAGCATGGAAAGAAAAATTATTCGACTATGATAACCAATATGGTGTGGCTATCTCTCGCACTTATGGTGTGGCCAAGTCTGTATTTAAAATTGATGGAAGTACACCTACAGATTTTGCTACAGTAAATATTTTAACTTCAGCTGTACCAGATTGATGAGGTATCAAGATGTTAGCTGTAGAAGAATTAATAAAGCGAGTTAGAATTTTAGTACATGATGAGCAAGAAACAGGTTATGACGATATAGCTATACTAAATTGTTTAAATGCTGGTTCTAGATTTTTAAGACGCATGATTTTACAGTTAAAGCCAGAATTGTTGTCTAATGTGACTAAAGGTAATTTAAATACTAATGAAAATATAATTGAGTTGGATTTTATACCTGTAAAAATAGTAGATATTAGAATAAATGGCAAACGTATAATTTATAAAAGCCGTGCAGATATACTAAATATGGATAAGCACGGCTTTCCTTATGCTTATTTCATAACAGGTTTAAAGACTATAAATTTGTATCCTATGCCTGATAAGCCTATTAATTATGAAATTTTAGCTGTAGAAGATATAAAAGAAATGACTTTGTCTGATGATGATAATGGAAAAAGTCCTTTTCCGAATGAATTTGATGATATGCTAATTGAATATGCATTAATTCGATTATCCATGGGAAATGAGTTTGATATGTCTCAAGAAATGTCGGTTATGAGTCAAATAGTAGCACAATTAGAAAATATATTAAGAGAAAGAGATACAGTATATGTTATTTCTGGATATTATGATTCGTTGCCTGATGATTGTGATGTAATAAGGGCGGTATGGTAATGAGATTATCTACAAAACATGCTAATCAACAATCTGTGATGTTGCAAGACTTTACTGGCGGTCTTAATGTATCCTGTACAGAAAATCTAATAGCAGACAATGAATTATCTGAAGTAGTTAATATGGAAATAGACAGTAATTCTAAATTACTTCGCACAGTGCAGGGCACAGATACCTTATATACTACAACTGAATATACATTTAAAAGTGCAGCGTTTGATATTTTGAATTCTGCACTTATTTTATTTACAGAAGATAATAAAATTCTGGCTACAAAAGATTTTTATGAAGTAAAAGAAGTTGGAACTTTAACGGGAACAGGCGAAGTAATAACTGCTATGTGGGAAGATGGTATTTTGATTGCTAGTGGCGGTAAGCTTCAATATGCTAAGGGGATTGAAGATGTAGAAACAATAGAAACAAGTCCAGAACATTGTAACGGCGTGTATATTCGTTCTGGTCGTGTGCTCATTTTTGATGATACAGACCAGGTATTATTTTCTGGAGTTGGTGATGAAACCAACTGGACTCAAGACTCAAACGACCCATCGGCAAGTCTATTTGCTCAAATTGGATATAAAGTTGGCGGTCATATCATGGGCATGGTCAATATGAGTAAAGATATTTTATTCATAAAATCAAATGGAATGGTTTTCCGCTTAGAAAATGAATATCCAGATTGGCGAATTAGTGAATTAGGAAGAAATATATTCTGTAAAGGTACTGCTAGTTATTGCAACATAATTAATAACGTACTGATTATGAGCGATATAGCCCTGCAAAGTATTCAGACAACGCAAGAATACGGCGATATGAAACCTACAAATATAGGCTCTAAAGTTGTTAAGGAGATTTGTAAGTTATCTAAAACTACAAAATTACGTTATGTACCATCATTAAATCAAGTGTGGTGTATAGATGGTTCAAATGAATTTGTTTTAGTATTAGATTGTAATACTAACGCTTTTTTCAAAAGAAGATTTAACTCTGTAATTGTAGATGTTATGGCCATAAATAATGATGTTTATGTAATAAAGAAGAATGCTGTTTGTAAACTACGAGCAGATAATATTTTTTATGATGATGATAAGCCTTTATGGTTTAAAATGACAGCAAAAACACATATGGCTGATTATGAATATTTGGTTAAAAGAGCTACATTATGTATAACACCGCTAAATTACGACCATAGACCAAAAACTCATTTTGATATAGGTAAGGTTTCATTCGTACTACCTAGTATGAAGCCTATTGAAATAAATGGAAAATATAAAGCAGATAAGAACATATTTGTTGATTCTACTGGATTTGTACTTGATGATATTCAGCCTATCACAGAAAAAGACGATGATATACACGGTATTCAAACATTAAGACAGTCAAAACGAGTTGTATATCGTGCGCCAGATATCAAAATTACAGCTACAGGCTGTGGCGATTCATTTATTTTGAATTATATTAAAGCTGATGTTGTGGAGGTGTAAGTATGTTTAAAAATACAGAATTAGAAGCAAGGTTTGGTTTTGAAGCATTGTCAACAATTCAAGATGGTAAATTAGCTGCTATTTATCCGTTAAATATAATTCACCCTGGAGATAGTCCAAGAATTTTTTCTGGTAAATATGTAGGAGAAATAAACCACATCTATGAATTATTAACAAAAATAGTTACGAACCAAACCATAGATGAAAATAATCCGATGCCTTATGAATTTAAATTTGAAAATAATCAAATTTATGTTCGAGATAAAGATAATTCGAAATGGACACTTATTGGTGATGTAACTAAGTTATATTTTGGTGCAAAAGATTATGCTGATAGTACATTTATAAAAGAGTTATCAGTAAATAATGATACTATAACTGCTAAAAAAGGTGATGAAAGTACATTTGCTATAACAATAAATAATGTAGCTAATGCTAATATTGCTAATAAAGATAGTTTAGGTCAATCAATACATGGAACATATATAAAGAAGTTATCAACATATGGCGGAAATATAACTATGTATAGAGGTGATGGCGGTACTTCTATAGTTGAAATAAATAATGTAGAAACTTGCTCAAAGTGCAGTTAAGGCTACGCAAGATAATTTAGGACAACAAATAGATATTACTTACGTAAAAGATGTATTAGAAAGTAATGGCATAGTAACTGTAACTAAAGGAAATGAACAAAGTGAAATATTATGTTTTACTTCTATAAGTAATGATATTATAAATGATATTTTAAAATTAGATGAAGATACAACTATAGAAGAAAAAGAAGCTATTGCTGATGAAAACAATAGAAGATATTATTATAAATAAAGGAGATGGATATATAACAATATATAGTTTAAATTCTGCTGTTGATACAGATACTATTGATGATTTGTTTTTAAATAGTAGTTCATATTCTGAACCATCTGGAGAAGAATGTATTAATTCTAGTGAAATAAATAGTATATTTAATAATGGAGGTGTAGTAGCATGAAATTTTTAGATGCTAATGGATTAGCTTTATTTACAAAAAAGATTTTAATAAATTTATATCTGATATATCTGGTGTAGATAATAAATTAACTATTACCAAAGGTGACGGGACTACAACAAATATAAATTTAAACGAAGTAATAAAAAATGACACAATAGCGGAAAATCCTCCTGAAGATGATAATACATTAAAAATAGCTAGTACAAGTTGGGTTCAAAGTTTTGTAGCAGTTATGGTTTTTAAACTAATAGCTAAACTAGCAGAAACATCAGAAACTGGTGTTGGTAGTAGTGGAAATTTTTTAGGTGTTAATTGGCTTATTGCTAAAAATGGATATCTTTATTTAGGAAAATTATTTAAAGGAATAACGTTTGAATGGGGAACAGTCGTATTAAGTAAAGATATTCAAGAAGATATAGTTCAAAAAGTAGTAACTTTACCAATTGAATTAAGTAGTGTATTAAATGTTGTATCTTCTTGTAATGCTTTAATAAATAATTTTTGTTATATTCATCCTACATTACCAAATATAACTATAGGTAGGGGAAATTATAGTGCTGACACAACACATTATTATTTTTTAGTAGGGAAAAAATAAGAAAGAGGAACAATAAATGGATACAATATATTTTGTAAAATTTTATGATAATGGTCTACCAAAAAGTTTTATACCATCATTTACTATAAATAATATAGAAAAGGAAAAACTTATATCTGAAGGATATATTGAAATAAGCTTTGAAGAATACAATTATTATATAGGCAATATGAGTAATAAAGAAAATAATTATGCAAAATATAAACGAGATAGTGAAACTGGTAAGCCTGTTGTTTATGTTCCACCTGAACCAACAAAAGAAGAAAAACAAATATCTAGTATAAATTCAATCACAAACGATACACAGTTACAGGCGGAAGAACTTAAAAATGCTATGATAACAGCTATATTAAATGATGATACTGAATTACAGGAAGAATTAAAACAAGAATATAAAAGTTTGATGACAAATTCTTCTGAACAGATGCAAGGAGTGGTTGAAAATGACTAAGCGTTGTAATTTATGTGCGAAAAAATTAAATGAGGAAAGTAAATGTACAAATGAAAAATGTCCTAATTATATAAAAGAACAAATTATATCTGTAATAGAAAATAATAAAAAAGAAGGTGCAAATAATGCGTAAATTATTATTAGCGTTATGTTGTACCTTCTTTTTATGTATGCCTAATGCGAATGCTAATAGCTTACATGATATACAAGACAGTATACCAACAGATAAAGCCCTGCATTTCATGGCAGGATATGTAATTCAAGACCAGCTTCAGCGTAATGTAGGTTGCAGTGCGTTTGAAGCTTTTTTAATTACTTCAGCTATTGCATGGAGTAAAGAAAAATTCGTAGATGACCATGTAGATAATAACGACGCATACGCTACAATGGCTGGCGGTTTGTTTTATCAAATTAAATTTTAAGAAGGTGATTAAAATGCAGGAGTTTTTGGCGGATATGGTTTCGTTTTGCAAGACGATTATACCAGTCCGATTAGAGATTGAATGGGGAGCGTGTTTCGTCACAGTGGGGACTATATGTAGTCATTTGTTTGGTAGTTGGTCTAATTTGTGGGAAGCTATTTTGTTACTAATGGTGTTAGATTATATAACAGGTCTTTTATCAGCCTGGATAAACCCTAATAAAAAATTAGACAGTAGAAAAGGTTGGCGAGGATTAGCAAAAAAGGCTGTCATCGTCATTATTATTATGGTGGCACATACCGCAGATATTGTTTTCAATCAAGGAACTATCACGCGAGATATTGCGATTTTATTTTATATCGCAAATGAAGGCTTGAGCATATTAGAAAATGCTACAAACTGTGGTGTACCAGTTCCAACTAAATTAAAAAATAACTTAGCTCAATATGCTATGCAAAAAGAAAAGATTAGAAAATAAAAAGAAAGAAGGATTAATAATGATTAGAAATTATGTTAGTGTAAAATTTGTTAAAGCTGAACCATGTAAGGCATGGAAAAAATATGGTGAACATGATGTAGGAGCAGATGGATATAAAATTTATTATCAAAATAAAGACAAATATGTATCTTGGTGCCCTAAAGAAGAATTTGAAAAACAATATTTACAATTAGAGGAAGATAATAAAATTACTCAAAAAGATGTTGATAATTTTATTACTAAAACAGAAGCAATAAAAATGGGTGATAAAACAACTGTGGTACAAGCTACATGTAAAAATGGATTTACTATTACTGATGGATCCGCATGTGTAGATGCAAAAAATTTTGATATGGAAATCGGTAAACAATGTTGTATGGAACATATCAAAGATAAAATCTGGGGATATTTAGGTTTTTTACTTCAATCTGCTAGAAAAGGATTTAATGATAAATAATGGGAAGTAATTCTATAAAAGTTTTAGGTGCAAGCAATCATGCTAAATCAAAACGTGAAGAAAATGATTTTTATGCAACTGAACCTAAAGCAACTATTTTATTAATGGAAAAAGAAAAATTTAATAATGTTATTTTAGAACCAGCATGTGGACAAGGACATATGAGTGAAGTTTTAAAAAGTTATAATTATAATGTTTTATCAAGTGATTTAATAGATAGAGGGTATGGGATACAAAAAGATTTTTTTGGTTATAATAAATGGGCAGGTGATATAATAACTAATCCTCCTTATAAAATAGCTTTACCATTTTTGAAACATGCTTTGAATATTATTAATACTGGTTCAAAGGTAGCATTATTTCTAAGATTATTATTCTTAGAAGGTATAGAACGTGGTAAATTTTTTAAAGAATTTCCACCTAAAAAAGTTTATGTATCTAGTGCAAGATTAAATTGTGCTAAAAATGGAGATTTTAAAACATATAGTAAATCAACAGCAATGGCTTTTGCTTGGTTCGTATGGGAAAAAAATTTCAAGGAAAATACTATTATTGATTGGATTTAGAAAGGTGAAATTATGGAATTAAAAGATACAATAAACTTAATGACAAGTAAAAATTATAAAGAAAGATTATTAGCGGAATATTTTCAAGCGGATATTAGAGCTAATAAACTGCATAAAGTTTTAGAAAAATATAAGCAATGTTCTTTAGATTTTAAGCCTAATTGTAGTTATGAGCTATTAAATAAAAGGCTTATTCATCTTAAAGAATATTTAGGAACTTTAAAAGAAGAAGCAAATATTCTAGGTATTGATTTGGCGGTGATTAATGATGAAAGTAATTGATATTTCTGCTTGGCAAGAATGGATTGATTGGCAGGCAGTAAAAGATGCTGGAATTGAAGGAGTTATTCTAAAAATAGGAGAACATTATAAACTTGATGAAAAGTTTATAGAACATGTAAATAACGCTGTAGCGTATGGATTACGCTATGGCGTTTATTATTATGGACACGCTTCATCTATTAATGAAGCTGTAGCAGAAGCTAATTGGGTTGATAAACAGATTAAGACATATCTTAATGGGAAAAATCCTGAACTCGGTATTTGGTATGATGCTGAAGATAAAGATATGTTAGAAGGATACTTAAACGTAGTTTATCCTATTGCTAATTTTATCAGTACATTGTTAGAAAAAGGGTATAACTATGTAGGCTTATATAGTTCTTATAATTGGCTAACAAATATTATAGATTTAAAAGCATTGCCAGACTATGTACCTATTTGGGTAGCTCAATATTATCATCAAAATAGTTTTGCTATAGAAAATCCTAATCGTATATGTCGAATGTGGCAATACACCGATTGTGAACGAATTGGAAATATGGGACTTGATTGCAGTGTCTACTATGAATGATTACCAGGATATAATAGATAATTTGCCTAAGCCATATTCTGCGGAAGAACAATATTTATATTCTATTGCTTGTGTTGTGGCTGAAGTTCCCTATGAAATACCATTTCAAAATGCTTTTTGGCGTAAAGAGCAGTATTTTAAAGCTATATGGCAAATAGCTATAGAAAAAGTTGCTGAACCAACTATACCAAGTGATGAAACAGTAACAACAGATAAAATTATTGATAAAGCGATAACAGAAATAAAGCTGGCACAAGAAGTGACTGATAAGTTATTAGGTGATGACAGAATAACGACATCAATGTTACAAGATAATTCTGTAACGACTGGTAAAATAGATGACAGTGCAGTAACAGAAGTAAAGTTAACACAGGAAGTTATTAATAAGCTGTTAGGCGATGACAGAATAACGACATCAATGTTACAAGATAGCTCTGTAACGACTGGTAAAATAGATGACAGTGCAGTAACAGAAGTAAAGTTAACACAGGAAGTTATTAATAAGCTGTTAGGCGATGACAGAATAACGACATCAATGTTACAAGATAATTCTGTAACGATTGGTAAAATAGATGAAGAAATTGAGCAAAAACTACTTGATACGAATAGAGTTACAGAAGAAATGTTAATAGATAAAAATGTTACACTTTCTAAATTATCTGATGAAGTAAGAAACAGATTATTAGACAATGATAAAATTCAAACAAATATGATAAAAAGCTCATCAATAACTACAGAAAAAATAGTTGATAATGCTATAAATTCGGAAAAGATAGCTGAAAACACTATTATATTGAGCAATTTGTCTAAAGAGGTAACAATTTTACTCTTAACTACAAATCATGTAGGTATAATACAACAACCTCAAATAAATCAAATTACAGAAAGCGGAGATATGCTCACGTTAGATATAATAAAAAATAAAATTAACGAGATAATTCAATTATTAAATAACGCAGAAATAACAAAATAAAGGAGCGGTTTATCATGATTAAAACTATTAAACTTGTAAGTAAAGAACCAATTGAAGGTATTACAAAAGCAAAGATTAAAGATATTTTTGAAACATCTAAAAATCCTAACCAGGTATTATTGGATAATGTACCTGAATTTTGCTTTATGCAGGGCGATGTACTTTATTTTACAGGACTTAGAACATTACACCCACATATAGAAGAAATGGAAGTGAACACACTTGAATGATGTGCTTAGTAAGATTAAAAAATATAAATATATTATTATTGGCGGTATTATTATTGTGGTCTTGTATGTGTGCAGTCTGTGGAGCGACAGAAAAGACTTATACGATAACGGAGAGCCAACTGACGCAATTAGAAGCGAACTTAACCGAGCTGAAGGAGCAAAACAAGATATTGCAGGAACAGCTTCAAATATCGAAGGAACAAGTACAAAACTTGAAAACGCAATCGGAACAGCTACAGACGCAAGTTCAAACTTTGAATCAATCATTGACGAATGCCAATCAATTATTGACGCAGTACGAAAACAATCAACAGATTAACAAAGAAAAGAACTATGCTATTGGTTTAGGTATAGGAAATAATGGTATCGCCATAGCTGGGGATATAAAAAATACCTGGATAGTTGCTGATGAAAAGACAGTTATTCTAGGTTATAAATTCAAGTTTTAATGCCATTTTTCCCACGTGGGAAAAATGATTTATGGAGATATCATGAATAATACATTAGATGAATATATAAAAAAATATGAGCAAAAAACAAAAGATAAGTTTAAACCAAAAGAAGGGTTTAAGCTTTTTTATTTGCCTTCTCGTGGCTTTTGTGAAATTGGCACTACTAAAGATAATAGTATGCTAATGATTTATCAAATGTCTGGTGATGGCAGATTTTGGCGAGATTTCGCTACAGTATTTGCTCAAATGCTAGGGATAAAAAAAACTAGGTACAATATGCATACGAGAAAATATAAAAGCTTATATTCGTTTTTTGGGGATATAAGATAACTAAAAAAGAGCCGCTTCATGACGGCTCTTTTATCTATTATGCAGAAAACAAAGAAGGTAAGAAGGCTCGTATATCACCTGTACATATGCATGATGATATAACAAGGATTTCTTATTATGTAACATGGGATATTTAGATATAGAAAGTAGGTGAGGCTATGCATGCATACAAACCTAAAATTTATTATATAGATTTGCAGTTATTCAAAGGAAATACAACGGTAAACAACCAATCGTATCAACCAACTCAGTATGAATTACAATTACAAAAAGTTCAAGCAGACCTAGCCAATCAATATGCACCTAATGCATCATGGCTCAATGATACTGCTAAAAATTTATTACAAAATTCATTAGGTGCTGTTCAAGTAGATTTTAACAAATTAAATAATCAAGCACAAAATCAAATAAATAGTGCTAATCAATCCAATCAAAATCTAGCTAGTGGAATACAAAGCCAATTAAATGATACTAATAAGACTAATCAAAGTATATCAAGCGGAATACAAAGTCAACTAAATAATGCCAATAAAACTAATCAAGAACTAATAAATGAAGCATCATCACAAAACAATCAAGCAAGTCAATTTAACCAAAATTTGATGAATGGTGTATTACCACAAACATTTGTTGATAATATGACAAATGCTATTCAGTCTAGTGTTAAAAATAGTTATGGTAATTTATTAAATAATTCAGCAAGTAGCGGTGTATTAAATAGTTCAGTAACACAAACAGGACTAAATGATATTTCTAAAAATGTATCAGATACAATGGCACAACAATACCAAAATAATTTAAATCTTTTAAGTGGCATTAATAGCAATAATGTTCAACAGCAACAAAATAATCTTAATTTACGAGGAGATTTAAATAGTTCTAATACTCAGCAGTATTTAAGTGGTTCTGGTATATTGGGAGATTTAAATAATTCTAATATGCAACAATATTTAAGTAGTGCTGGATTAATTAATAATATTAATAATAACAATATTGGTAATGCATCGGCAGGAATAACAACAGCAGCAGGAGCACAAGAAGCGGCCCAACAGCCAGCACTAAATTTGTGGAATGCTTCAACAGGGCTTGCAAGTTCAGGCAATTCTACGCTTAATGCATTAGCAGGTAAAGGAACGACTACAACTACTCAAACCACTAGCGGTGGCGGATTACTTGGTGGATTGTTTGGCGGATTATTTTAAAAGATAAAGGAGAATGATTTTTATGGAACAAGGAATAAATGCATATCAAAATCAAGACCAGTGGGATAAAATGTATAACTTAAAAAGAGGATTAGCTGTGGCTAGTATGCCATGGGAATCTGCCTTAGGTTTTGCTTTAGGTTCATATATAAAAGATTATATTGATAGAGGGAATGAAAATAAAATAACAAATGCATCAAAAGAACCTCAAACAGATTTTTTAAAAGGTTTAACACCTGAAAACTTATCGAATTATAGTATAGACTCTACAAATGCAATAACTTCTGGTGGTGATTTAAATTTAAATAATAATTTAGAGTATAAGGGTAATGCGATAACATCAGATAACATAGCTGATAAAACAACAGAAAATAATATTTCAAATAATACGTCTCCTGTAGCTCAAACTGTAAGCTTATTAGGAGCAGTAAGTAATTTAAAACCCAAAGGAGAAATCATATCTTCATCAAATTTACCAAATTATGGAGATTTATCATCTAGACAAAATCAACAGCAACAAATGGTACAAAATGCTATAAATGAAGAAAATCAAAAACAGCAAAATGAAATGAATTTAATAATGAAATTTTTACCAATGTCTTTTAATAATGCCGTCGCTTCTAGTAATGAAGTGGCGGCTAATTCTTTACCTGAATATTTAAAACCACGAATTGATTATTATGTAAATATTATCAATAGTGCAAAGGCAGATTATATGAAAGCTCAAGCTAATAATGATACTGAAGGAATGCAGTCTGCTAATGCACAGGCAAATGCTGCTAGAGAAGAATTAAATAAATTAGGTGTAGATAGTAGTTATTTTGGTGCAGACAAAACACAGGAACAATCTCAAAAATCTATGGCGGATTTAAATTATTATAAAGAACCTATACCACAAAATGTATCACCATTTCAGCAACAAATAGCTGATAAAGTACACAGTGAAATTATAGCTGCTAAATTTAATTATGATAATGCTACTAATGAAAATGAGAGATTACTTGCTCAATTACAAGCTAAAAAAGCTAGAGAATTAGCTAATCAATATGGATTAGATATGAGTTCTTATGGAGCAGATACTACAGCTGAAAGATCATTATTAGCTAGTTTAAATGAAAGTCCTAAATTTAATATGCAAGATGCAAGTAGTGTATATACAGCCAATCCAGTAAGTACTCAAGAATATTGGCAACAATTATATGAAGAAGCTCGTGCTAAGGGTGCAGGTAGAACAGCAGCAGAACGATATGCAACACAAAAATCAGCTGCATATCAGTCAAGAAAAATAAATGATTTATCATCGCAGTTTATACAATATGGAATAAATCCAGATGGAAGTGTTGGGGACTTAGGAATGGGTATTTTGGCTCAATTAAGAAATGAAAATCCTGATGCATATACTCAATTATTATCAGCATATGGTATGCCAAAAGATGTATTTGCATTTAATCAACAGATTCAAAGAGATAATAATAATGCTCAAAATCAATTAATAGCAATGAATAATCAAGGAAGAATTAATTCAGAATTGCAAAATCAACAATATGAAGAAACAGCTAACTTACAAGCTCTACAAGCAAGACAGCAGGCAGAATTTTATCAAATAAAAGCTCAAGTGGATAGAAAATATGCAAATTTAGGATTGCAAGATAAGATTAATGTCATGGCAAAAAGTTTAATAAAATATGGCGGTTTAGATAGTCAAACAGCTTATTTATTAGCTTCAGGAGTATATAACAATATAAATGGTAAATCATCTGATAAGCAAGAAAAGCCACCAACATATATAACGGAATTAAATAATTTAATTTCACAAGCCATGACAGCAGTAAATCAATATGCTGAATTTGATGGTGACTCTGATGAAGCAGATAAACTAAGAATATCTTCAGGTGAAGCTATTGATGCAATTGAAGATTATATAGAAAAAAATAAGGAAAAATTAGATAGTGATGATTTATACAATTTAAATCAAGTTATGTATGAAGCAAATTATAAACGAGCTATGGCTGCATATACTAAAACTGGTAATTCTGCATATAAAAATGAAGCTGAAAGTTATTTAAAATATATTGATAAATAAGTATTAATTTTATTAAGAAGGTGAAAATAATGTCTAAATGGTCACAATCGTTTATTGATACAGTAAATAAACATTATGGTGAAAATATATATAAAAAAACAAAAGAAGAAGATCCAGGATTTTTGGAAAGTGCATGGGGAAACTTTAAAGGTGGTGCAGAAGGTGCTATAAGTGGTATTGCTAATTTTGCTGGGGCTAATTTAAAAGCATTGGCGGATAATCCATATTTGAATAAATGGTTATCTGCAAAAGGATTAGAAGCACAAGGACAAGCTATAACAAATAATGGATATAATGGCCCTAATCTATACCAACCTGTAACAGAAAGTAATCCAACACCATATAAAGAAACAATACAGAAAAATGCTGATGCATTATTGAATGAAGGTGCATATTTAGATACATTAGCACAAGATAATATACGTAAATATGGTTCTCGTGATTCTTATGGTGGTTTATGGGATAGAGTTTCAAATTTTGATTATTGGACAGATCCAAGAGGTGCTATAGCAGATATATCACAAGGTGTAGGAAGTACGTTACCTTCATTAGCAGCTTCAGTAGTTATACCAGGAGCAGGAGCTGCTAAAATAGGTGGAACAGTAACAAAAGGCATTGATTTATTAAGTGGAATAACTGGTAAAAAATTAGCTTCAGCAGCAATTGGAAAAGGTGCAGAAAGTGTAGCTAATCATATGATTAAATGGGGTGTTGGTGGCGGTCTTACAGAAGCAGTGTCGGATGCAGGTTCTATTTATAATGATTTAAAAGAACAAGGTTATAGTGATGTAGATATTGCAAATACTATTAATAAATTAGCCATTAATGAAGCACCTTATTTAATGGCTTCTGATGCATTAACAGGTGCTTTGATTACAGGTAAAATGGGCTCAGCCTTGAAGAAAAATAAATATTTAGGTGGTAATGATTGGTATAAAAAAATAGCTAGAAATATAATGACAGGTGTTCCATTAAATATGGCTGGTGAATATATTACAGAAATGAAACAGCAACAGCTACAAAAGGAATATACTAATAAACCATATGGAACACTTTTTAATCCTATGTCTGATGAAGAGCAAGCTGGTGCAATGGGGGCTATAGGTGCTTTAGGATTTGCTGGCATTGGTGGTATACGAGGTGGTATTAATAGAACATATAATGCATTAGTAAAAAATAAAGTTAATAATACAAATACTAACAATATATCTATTCCAAAAGGTATAGAAAATGCTGATGCATGGAAAGCTGCTACTATTGCAGCTAATGATGTAGGAAGACCAGATTTAGCAAAAGCTATTTATTCACAATGGGCTTTAGAAAGTGGTAGATTTTCTGCGGATAATGCAGTTAGAACTAATAATTTTGGCGGATTGAAAGATCCTAATACTTCTGAAAATAGATTACAAAGATTTGATTCAATCGAAGAATTTGCCCATGAATATGCTAGACAAACATTAAAAAATTATGATTTAAATAAAATTCGTGAAGGAAATATAGGAGATTTTTCACATGTACTTAAAGAAAATGGATATTATGGTGCATCAGAAGAAAAATATACTAGCGATTTAGAAAGTATTGCAAGTGAGATAGAAGATAGTACGAATAGCATTTCTTTGCCTGATAAGAAATATTACAATATCTTAGGAGAAGTTAGTGATACAGGGCTTACTACATTAACAGAACAAAAATTAAATTTATTGGCAAGAGATTTCTATAATAAATTTGGTTATAATTTAGATGTAACTAGCATGAAAAGAAATGGAGATGGTTCTTCTTGGCATGATAGTGGGCAAGCGATTGATGTGGCTAATGACTTATTAGCAAGTGATCCTGAAGCTAGAGCATGGCTTATAAAACAAGGCGAAAAATATGGTTTAACATCACTTGATGAATATACTAATCCATCAGCAAATGCTACTGGCGGACATATACATTTTTCAGACCATGGAGAGCCTATACCTGGTGTATCAACTCAAGTAGATAGTACACCAAACATTGATAATTCAACTGCTAACGACTTTTACAATAATGATAGTTATGTATTAAATAATGATTATTCTAATATGAAAGCAGATGATATATCACTTTATGAACCTGCACAAGCAGAGCATAAAACAGAAAAAAATGATAATATAGTGAATTTAGATACTTTATCTGAAGATGTAAAAATGGGATATTGTTGATGAGGAAATAGCTAAAGCTCAAACAGATGGAAATATTTTATATTTAGATAAATTAACTAAAATAAAGCGTAATAATGATATATATGCTTTAGATAATTTAATTGATAATATAAAGAAAACAGATAAAAAATTTCTAACAAAATTGCAGGCAAAAAGAGCTGAAGAAATAGAGCATATGAAAAAAGGCTTTATGGCGGATAATGCTTTTAAAGTTAATAAAAATAAAGATAATAAACCCAAATTTGATACAAACAAACTAAAAATTTTAGGAAATAATTTATTAAAACAATTAGAAAAAAGTAATAATGA